CATAAGTGTAATACTTGAATATTACATTTATTTTTTTAATTTCATTATATTTTATTTTTCTGAAAGTATACAGTGGTTTAAGATCAATATCATCATCAAATTCTATTTCTTCTCTTGTTTCTCTAACAGCACCTTCTTCAGCAGATTCTCCAGGTTCTACTTTTCCTCCAACAGTGCTCCAAGTGTTTCCTTTATGAACTTTTGGATTTCTTAAAAGAATAAGGAATCTTTTGGTATCTTTGGCAAAGAATAATATACCGGCACCAATTTTCTTCTCCGTTTTGTTTTCAAATAATAATTTCTGTAATTCAACCATTTTATTGCTATTGATTTCTTAGAACTTTTAGTGTATTCTTGATTGAAATATCTTTTATAATGCCTTGATATTCTTCTTGTTCCAAGAATGATTCATCTTTTAAATGCTTCGTGATCATACTAGGAAATGGCCATGTAAAATAGTATAGGTTAGTTGAAAGCTGTTTTGTAATCCATTCGTATATTGGCAGCATTTCTTCATCTTTTAGCTTATCTTCTTTACGGGCAAACAATATACTTGTTCTATAAGCCCGAAGTTCAAACCAATATCTGAATGGTGCTGGTATTGGTGCAAGAAATAATAGAAATAATAAACACCACAAAAATTTAATCGATAAAGGCGCTAATAGACTCAATAGAGCCAGAGAAGCCAATGACTGTGGGAATAGATATAAAATATTAAATAATGGACCAGAAAGGCGCTCAGCGTCCATTATATGAATAGCTTCATGAGTCAAAACACGAACTAAGTTTTTTGCATTTGGATTTTTCAATAGATTATCTGGAACATATACTGTATCACCAATAGTGGTGTAATATCTTTCCATGAATTGTGGACTTATTTTCGTTACAGAAAATAACCAACCTATTGCACGCATAAGCTTTGATGAACTCTTTGGCTTAACATGCATGCTGTACTTATTCTGAAAAAGAAAATCAGATAAAAAATCAGTTACTTCTTTTGGCAATTCTATTTCTGTGGTCATATATTTTTCTTCCTAAGAATAAATAGAACCACTTGACAACTTTTATCCCGTGTTTATAATTTCAAACACGCCGAGAAATAATCCGGCAATAAAACAAAAGGAAGTAAATTATGGCAGCACCAGCACAACCACATTATTTTTTCGAATTCTTCACCGATGATCTAGCTCGTAATTCAAAAACACTACCATCAAACCATGATCGCATAATGAAACCTACACTTACTCCAATGAATGGAATAGCAAGTAATATTACTACTACACCAGATGGAACAGTTAAAATTGAAGAAGAAGTTCCAGGGTTTAGCAAAGAAGATGTAACAGTCCTTCTTAAAGAAGGTCGCCTATCAGTAACATTGAAACGTGAAGGCCGTAAAGAAAAACAATTTACATATCATGTATCCAGTAAAATAGACTCTACTAAAATTACCGCATCTTGTAAAGATGGAATTCTTACATTACTAATGCCACGGGTTACAAAAAAACAAGTAGAACCACTAACAATCGCTGTTAGCTGAATATCACTTATTCTGAAGTCGTTTCTTTAGTTCTCTTTTCCCATCCCGATTTAATTCACATGTTCGATCAATAATCGTCATTCCAACTAAATGATCTATTTCATGCAAATAAATGCGGGCATCCATATCAGTTAAAATCTTCTCTACTGGTAAAAATTGTCCATCCACAACGTCCAGCCAAGTAGCTTTAATTTTTTTTGGACGCTTAACTAATAGCTCAACTCTTGGAACAGATAAACATCCTTCCTTCTCTGCTGGACCTTCTTCACCAATAGCTTTATATTTTGGATTAAAATAAACATGATACTTCTCATGATCCTCATTATCCCTAATAATAAAAAAGCTTTTCTGGATTCCAATCTGATTTGCGGTAATTCCAATTCCATCATAAGCCAAACAAGCTTTTAATGCTTGTCTGCACTCACTATAAAGCTCTTCATTAATTTCCACAACAGGATTTGTTGGTTTAATTTTATGAGCATATACAATACAGTTAAGAATAATTTTATCTGTATATGCTTCTTTGATATGTAATAACATTTTTCCTCTATGATAATAATACAAAAAAAGAAGGGCAGTGTTTAGCTGCCCTTCTTCAGTAACTGATCAACAATATTTTGGCTAATAAGATATATGATAATTCAAACTATGGATAATTCTATAAGTAGTATGATGTTTTGGAAAAACTAATCAAACACGCTTAACTGCTTTCTCAGCACCCATTTTAGCTACGAGATCTCCCGGTCGAGTATTGCTAGCATCACCATTTTCTGTAATAACCCAGAGAACCTTTGTACCCACAATTGCACCCATTTTGGGAGCATAACCATCAGTGAAGATAATTACTGCGGAATACTTGCCACGATGCTTGGGATTATTCAAGTACCGCTGGACACAATCAAAATCAGTGCCACCATTCCGAGTACGCTTCCACTTGAAATTGTTCATGTTCTTGACTGAATAAAATGATGACTCATCAATTTCAGTATCGAAATTTACAACATCAATTTGTGATTCACGGCTGCAAGCATAGGCTTCTGCCAAACCACGCTGGACATCCTCATTACTAACAGAACCCGATTGATCAATTGCCCAAAGAACATTCGCAACAGTAGTTCGCTTAACTCCCGGAAAAAGATAAGGCATACGCTTGTTAATGCGCTTTACCGTGGAGTAACGATCCATTGATCGTGCCCGCCCAATAAACATCCGAAGAATTGCCTTCCAATCAAGCTCATTCTTTAGAAGACGCTCAATCTCCGATGAAATCTCCGATGGAATAGATCCCCATGACGCATTGCGTTGAGCATTCTTAACACCCTTCTCAATTAGGTCACGGACCTTCTCCCGCATAATGTCACGGAGTTCGTCAGGAGCTTCACCCCAATTACCATGACCATCAAGAGTCTCACCGTTCTCATTTCCAATTTCTAGGACATATTCGCCCTCACCATTGGTCTTTGAATTATCCTTGGCATACTGCTCAAGGCGTGCCATATACCAATCCGAAGATTCAAGCTTTGGAAAGCTCTTAATAAGCTCCCCAAGCTTGGGATCGTTAGTCTTAGGAACACGACCCGGCATCAGACAAAACTCTGGCAGCTTGTCTTCGCCAATAATACTGTTAATAGCAAGGTCTGTCGCCACATTCCATAGACGAGAACGCTTACGATCAGCAACAGCACGTTCCGAGATATGCATGAATGCTACATGAAATAGCTCGTGCATCAGAACGCCTTGACGCTGCTTCTTCGACATTCCACGCATGAAGTCAGGGTTAAAACCCATCTTGATGTTTGCGTTCTTATCACACATTACATATGCGGTATCCACCTTCCAGTCTGCAATTTTTGGAATATACATGCTCATGCCACCGAGAAATGGCTCTGCTTGCATAAGCTCAATGAAATCAGCACCAAACTGATACTCAGCAGGATCAACTGCTGGGTCTGGCTCATGCCGAACATTAAACTCTGTAACCTTGTTTGTCGTGTCGTTGTTTTCGCTCATGTATGCACTCTACATGATCCTAGTAGAGAAGTCAAAAACTATCTTTGATGAATAACTTCTTGCTTTTGTTTTCTGGTAATGATAGGGTCGCAATATATGCCACAAAACACAAAGCTAGATAAAGATAAATGCGACTGCTGCAATAAAGTAAAAAATGGATCAATGATCTATATTGGGGGAGAACCCATGCAATTTTTTTGTTGTGATTGCAACCCTGCTATGTACAAACGCACATATAAGGAACACTTCGAAGAGTTGGCAGAACAACAGGAGCAGCAGAACGAAGTGAGATGGGGAAAGAATGGGTTGACTATCTCACGATGATCTGATAGATTCGGTTTGTAAGCAAGAAACACTAACGAAAAGAAAGAAAAGGAAAACAATATGTCTCTCTCAGCACTTAGCCTCGATATCAAGTCCACAAAGCGCCTGTTCACTCGCTTCTCGCCAAACCGTGCGACCATGCTTCGTGGTCGTCATGGTATCGGTAAGTCGCAAGTTGTTTACCAGATTGCCGGTGAGTATCGCTCAGACTTCTATAAGGAGCATGGCAACTGCGAGCGTGTAAGCGCAGCCTTTGCCAAAGAGTCCGGTGTTCGTAAGATGATCGAATCCTTCTGGAAGAAGAATGGCTCTGATCCAAAGTATGATGGTTGTGAACGCAACCTCTGGCACTATGACATGGGCGTCCCTGTTATTGAGCGTCGCCTTTCTCAGATGACTGAGGGTGATATTACTGGGATTCCTTTCGAGGGTAATCGTGGTGGCACGGTTTTCCGTGCGGTTGAGTGGCTTCTTGGTACTTGTGAGTTTCCTTCGGTGCTCTTCCTTGATGAGCTTAACCGTGCGATCAAGGGTGTTGAGCAAGCTACGTTCCAGCTTGCCGATAGCAAGGCTTTCGATGGCAACCTGCTTCATGCAGAAACACGGGTGATGGTTGCGGTGAACATTGGTGATCAGTACGATGTTACACCAATGGACCCAGCAGCAATTAGCCGTTATGCAGTGGTCGATCTTGATCCAACCCTGGAGGATTGGGTAGCATGGGCCGGTGATAATTGCCACCCTGCACTGGCAGAATTCATCCGTAGCAATCCTCGCTACCTTGAATACAAGGATACTTGTGAGCCAAACAAGAAGTACCCAGATCGTCGTGCATGGGGAAATCTTGATGGAGAACTGCAATATGCCGGTCTTTACAAGGAATGCAACGATGTGTTGTTCTGTCACATGGCTGCAAGTATGGTTGGTTTTGAAGCCGCTAACGCTTATTGGAATTTTTTCAAGGAGCGTGCCGCTGATATCTCTGCGGAAGATGTTCTTGCCGACTGGTCCTCAGTTCTCAAGCGTCTGCCAAAGGATGAAGCAAAGCGTCACCAGAAGTTTATCGAAATCATGGGCAAGATGGATCATCATCTAAAGACCCATGAGATGACTCCCGATGAGGCTGCACAGTATGGTAAGTATATGAATGATGCACCAGCAGAAGTACTGATGGGAGCTTGGAAGTCGATCAATGTTAACAAAAAGAATCTCTTTATGACTCATCCCCATATTGAGCATCTGATTGTCCGAGTCCTTGCGTCCACAAATGCAGGAACACCGGCTCCAACGCCGCCAGCACCGGCTCCTGTTCCTGCAAAAGCAGTCAAGCCACGCACCCGCAAGTAATCAGACAATCGACCAAATAAACTAAACGAGGGAAGCATAGAAATATGCTTCCCTTTTTTATTGGTTTTTTACCAATCACTTGATTCTATCAAAATGTATTGCTATGATCCTCTATAGAAGAGGAAAATTATGCAATCAGTCATTACAAATCACCAATTAACAATCAAATTTATTAAAACACATCCAAATGCTTTGTTGCCTAAATCTGCACACCAATATGGTGATGCAGGATTTGATATTTATGCGGTAGAAGAAACAGTGTTACCTCCTGGAGAAGTCACTGTTGTTCGAACCGGATTGCAATTAGCAGCTTGCCCCACCAATGGCATTAACGGAGCACAATACTATCTTGATATCAGATCACGATCTGGACTATCCAGAAAACTTGTATTCCCTGTTACCGGAACAGTTGATGTAAATTACCGTGGGGAAATTGGCGTGGTTCTTGCTAATCTTGCAAAAGAACCATATGTAGTGAAATCAGGAGAACGTGTTGCACAACTGGTTATCCAGCAAATTATTGCAAATACACCAACATTGTCAGTTGTTTTTGAGGAGACTGACTCCGTGGCAGATACAGATCGTGGATCAGGTGGATTTGGTTCCAGTGGCGTCTGATAATGTTATTAAAAGATATTATCAGTATTAAACCAGGAGCCTTAATAAAAGGTTTTAAAATAAAACCTTTTCGAAACCGATCTGCTATATTTAATTTAGATGGATGGGAGATTACACCAAATTTTTATTTTGAATGTATTCAAACTATATTCTATCCTCTAGGTTATATTCCAAAACAATATAAAATTTACAATAGCAATGAATTACAAGTCAGTGATGAAAAAATAAATGAATTGCGTCAAGAAGATTTTTGGAAAGATTGGGATCATAGTTATTTTATAAAATATAATATTGGCGATCCCATTGGTATCCACCTTGGCGAATATATTATTTGCCACGGTGATGAATTATCTAACAAAGGTACAAGCTTATATTCTAAAATATTGCTACCAAGTGGGGATATAGGTTTTCTTATATTCCATTCCAAAAACTGGAAGAAAAAAGAAATGGAACTTGTATGATTAATAAATCAATTTTAGTAATTGATTCTTTCAATGTTTTCATGAGACACTTCTGTGTAAATGAAACTGTAACAGCTGGTGGGGATCTTGTTGGTGGAGTGGTTGGATTTGTTAAAGCACTAGGAACATATATCGATCAGCTAAAACCAGACTCTGTTTATGTCATATGGGAACAAGGCGGTCCATCACAAAGAAGAAAACATATCTATCCAAACTATAAAGCAAATCGTGCAACCAATAAAGCTTTACAAGATGTTTACCGCAATGATGGAAAATATATAGCATCATCAGATGGTAAAAATAAACTATTCCAATTACAACTTTTAACAAAAATTCTCGGTCATCTTCCTGTTTGTCAAATCTATGTGCAAGACACAGAATGCGATGATGTTATAGCTTATCTCGTAAAAAGAAAATTCCAAAATAATAATCAAACAAAAATTATCGTATCCAGTGATAAAGATTTCTATCAACTACTAGAAGATAAAAATGTAAGGATATTTGACCCAGGAAAAAAAATATTAATAGATTCTAAATATGTTTTAGATAACTTTGGTATATCAGCAAGAAATTTTACTCTTGCTCGTGCTTTAGTCGGAGATACATCAGATAATCTTAATGGCGTTCCAGGAATAGGTCTTAAAACTGTCATCAATAGATTCCCAGAATTTAAAAAAGAAGATGTAGACCTGGACCTATCTTGGATTAAATCTGAAGCCGCAAAACTTCTAAACGAAAATAAAAAAGGTCCAAAGTGTTACAGTGACATTGTCAGTCACATGGATATCATCGAGAGAAACTGGAAGTTAATGTACCTAGATACCTCCTGCTTAGCCTCTACGCAGATTTCTAAAGTTGACTACCGCCTTGAAATATTTAAACCAATTTGTAATAAAATGGATTATATTAAAACCTTTGTAGGGGCGGATATTCCTTTAACTCACGACATCGACCAAGCGTTTTTATATGCTAAAACGCTACTTCGATAATCTTTTGAAACTTTCAAAGTAGTCTATAGTTACACTTACAGTGCTCAAGTAGGTGCCAAAACTAGTTTATAAAAGTTATCAGATAGTATACATTCAGTCATAACAACCCAAACCCAAACGGAGCTAATTTAAATGTCAACAGGTAACAGTCCAGTATTATTTGCATCACTTGGAAAGTCATTTCAAGAAAAATTACTCCAAGCTCTATTAACGGATAAGCAATGGGGTACACAATTCATCGAAGTATTCAATGTCGATGAATGCCTAGAACCAATCTATCTTAAAATGATCGCTAGCAAGTATATCAATTACTATCATGCATATAAAGAATTCCCAACACTAGAACTCCTTATCACAATCATCAAAGATGAATTAACAAATAATCAAGACCTTGTTCTCCGTGAACAATGCTATAACTTCCTCCAAAAAGTTATCCGAAATGAAAATGGTAACGACCTCCCCTGGGTAAAAGAAAAAGCTTTCACCTTCTGCCGACAGCAAATGCTTAAAAAAGCATTAACAGAATCTGTAGACATCATCCTCACAGACAAATATGAAACCGTTGTAGATATCATGAAAAATGCTATCGCTGCCGGGATGGCTTCGTCAAATGGTCACGACTACATGAATGATATCGATGCACGATATTCCGTAACATTCCGCCATGCAGTAAAAACTGGAATCCCTGAACTAGATGAAAAGAAAATCATGGGAGGTGGTCTTGGTGCCGGTGAAATCGGTATCGTCTGTGCGCCATCAGGTGTTGGTAAATCACATTTACTAACACACTTCGGTGCTCAAGCACTCCTGCAAGGTAAAAATGTATTCCATTATACCATGGAACTAAATGAACGCTATGTAGGTATCCGTTATGATAGCCACCTAACAGAAATCAATTCATCCGATTGCTCTGACGCAACTGACTTGATTAAACAATACTTTGAAGCAAATCGTGAACATATGGGAAGATTAATTATTAAAGAATTCCCAGCACGAAGCATCACATGCAATAACATTAAATCACATGTAGATAAAATGACATATAAAGGAATTCGTCCAGATCTAGTCATTATCGATTATGCCGGAATTATCCGGTCAACCGAGAAATATGATCTCCCTCGACTCGAAATGCAATTCGTCATTCAAGAAATTCGTAAAATGGCCAAAGAACTAGATGTACCAGTTTGGACAGCCCTCCAATCAAATAAAGAAGGAGCCAAATCAGAAATCGTAGATCTTACAAACCTTGCCGAATCATATGGACAAGCAGCAGAAGCAGATTTCGTTCTCGGCCTCCAACGCATGAGTACCCAAAAAGCAACAGGCTTCGGAACTATGTTTATCGCTAAAAATCGATTCGGAATCGATGGCCTCCAGTTTAAAGTACACCTCGATACCGCTCGTAGCAAAATCCGTGTGCTAAGCAATGCAGAAGTAGAAGATATTAAAAATGATAACGATATCGAAAAAGAACGAATCCAAAATGATACCGTAAGTAGATTTAAAGCAGCAATCAAGAAAAGCAAAGAAGATCTACAACTCAGCAGCCTGTCAGCAAAATAGGAGAATACTATGTTACTAAATGGAAGAATCACATATAAAC